GGTCGTGCCAGCAAAGCCTGAGACTGTCATGCGCCAGAAAACCCTAACGCTAAAGGAGATTGACTGATGCCGCCAAAGCGCTCAGAAAGCTCGTGGAAGCCGATTGTTAACGCGGTTGCAGCTTACCACCGCCACAACGGCTACGGCCCGACAGTGAACGAAATAGCCTATGCCGTGGGTCGATCCAGAACAGCCGTCAGGTTTCAATTGGAACGGTTGTTAGAGGATGGGGTGCTTACCCACACGCCCGGCAAGATCAGAACGATCAGGGTGGTTGAATAGATAAGGGGGCGAAAGCCCCCTTATTTTTTGGGTCGTTGCTGGATGCTTTCGACTACGCCGCCACCAAAGTAAAAACCAAGGATGATCAGCATTGCATAGTTGATCGTGAACTGATCCATCACCTTGGTCACTGCGTCCGGGTCGCCCCGGCCAGTGATTGTCATGCCAAGCACCAGCATATAACTGCCCAGAAACGTAGCCCCAAACATCAGGGCAAGATAGCGTTGGGCAATTTTGAATGGGGCATACGCCGCCATCAGATCAATCTTGGCTTTGCTCTTTGCCGCAATTGCTTCCTCATCAGAGGTGTGCATGTCGTCAATGAGCTTCATGCCCTGACTGATCACGTCACCTGACCCTAATATTTTTCCTAATACAGCTAACATCACTCAACTCCTAACATTCTGGATAGACCAAAAACTTCCATCAACATAAATGTAAAAAACAAAAGCAGCACACCCCCGGCAATCAGTTTGCCGCTAAAATTTGTTGAGCCTATTTTGATAGCCACAAATTCGTTGCCTAAAATTCTCAGCACAAGCTCAAAACTATTTTCGCCAACCTTGGCCTCAACCGGCTTTTTGTTTTCTTCACCCATCTGCCTTTTTCCCGCGACTGATGATCTCATCAATCGTTCTGCCGCAACCAATGCACCTGACACGATCCTCATCCAGAACGCATACACCAACGCAAGGGCTTTTACTCATCTGCCAAAGCCCTCATTCTCTTGACCAGTCTCTCTGAACGGTTCGGAAGCTGCCTTGCCCACTTGCTGTCGAGCATCTCTAATGCAGCCCCAGCCCATTGACGCTCAACAACGCAGCGTTTCATGCCCTTAAATTTTTTCATAGTTGGCAGACCCATATTAAACATCATGTTGGCGATGATGCGCTGAGCCTCTTCTGGTAGTTCGCTGAAATCCTCATAGAGCCGATGGCAATCCTCGCGCACAATCGCAATGTCCAGATCAAATAGCTGCTTCATGCGGCGTTCAGTGATCGTGTAGCCCAGTGGCTTACCGTATTCTGCGTCACCCTCGATGATCCGATGGCCCACGCCAATCGTGAAATGCCCAGCCGTGCATTTATACACGTCCAGCCTCATGCCCTCATCAGCGATTAGCTCTTCGCGCAGTTTTTCGATATCCATCACAGCCTCATTTCCAGAACGTGATCAACCGTCTTAGCCCAGCTATCAGCCTCTTCCTTAGCCGTGAAGCGCGACGCTGGCAACCGCATACTATATTGCCGTACTGACGTAACCGGCATGAACAGGCACCGTCTGGTATTGGGTGAAACAAGGCACAAAACATCGTAGTCGTCTTTCGTAGGCAGTTTTTTAGTTTTGCAACCGTGACCAAGACTAAAGTGATGCCGGGCTGACTTATGATGGCAATGCACAGCCAGCGTGGCCGTCTTAACTTGAACCCTGATAAAAGTCTGTTCACAAAACGCAAGTACGTCAATCCTATCCATTGGGCAGTGGGTCGCTTTCCAACCGCCATCCATACTGAGGATAGCCGCAAGAGCAGTATGCTCACCAATCAGCCCGGTTGTTGTCTCACTCATTTAGCCCAATGGCCCCGGCTGTTGATACCATAACCGCTATAAACAATCCTACCACAACAACCACCAAAGCAAAAATAGCCAGACCTATTTTCATATTCTCAATGGCCTCATCGTGTGCAATAGCAGCTTCCCTTTGAGCCTTTAGCCTAGCCTCTTTTTGTTCGCGCAGAGCCTTGTTGTGGTGGTTAATGATTTCCTGCCACGTTGATGGTTGATCCGCTGGCTTAGGCCAACGCATATTAATCATCTGTGCGATCTGCTGCATTTCCTCATTCAGACGCTTGCTTTCAAGAACCGCGTCAATGCTGCCCTTAAAGCTAATGTCGCCAACCCCGGCTTGCTTGTTGCGTTCCTCGTTCAGTTTCTTTTGCGCCGAGAACAGTGTGCCGATCTGTTCGCCAAGATCAGCCACAGATTGAACATCGTTTACCCTAGCTTTTATAAATGCTATGGCATTTGAGGCGGCGGTTACTGCTGCTATGGCTGTGGTAATAGGTTCCATTAAGACAGCATTCCTTTCCTCAGCGGCAGACACTTGTAAGATTTTGCTAGAAGGTCGCCGGGCAGTTCGCCAACGTCTTGTGCCATCTCATGCACTCGATCAACACAAGCCTCGTAGGATTTCCACGGCCCGCGAAAATCATGTAGCTCTATGCAATTTGTTGGAGCGCTTAAAGAGCAAGCTAGAACGACAGCCTTAAACATCGCCTTGGCGACCAGTCAACCGCTTTACAGTCTCGGTTTCCCAGATACGCAGTAACCACCAACACAACGCTACCAGCGCAGTAATCTCAGGCAATGCCTCAAAAAACGCACCGATAGTAATGCCTCCGAAAGCTAAGTCAGCCGTTGTCTTGGTTTCTTCGGTCATAGGTCACCTATGCGTAAGGGTTATCACCACAACAAGAAGGCCAAGCTGCTTTCAGTTCTGCAATACTGGTTGCACTATCACCGGCAGTCGGTGCGTCACGCAGGGCTTGCTTAGATGCCACAATTGCTGCGGTATCCGCGCCGGTTTCTTGCGCCTTCATAAAGTCGGCATCCAATGCTTCAAGCAGAGGCTTACGAGCTTCACGAACCTTGTCAGCAAAAATCTCTTTGGCTTTTGTCAGGTCTTCTGAAATAACAGAACCATTCAGTACCCAAGCACCACGAAAATCACGGTTTGCTGGAACGGTAGCAGTTGAAGCGTCAATCTGATTACCGTCCTTATCTACGATGTATGTTGTTACAGCCATTAGTTTTTCCTATGCGGCTAGTTCATCAGATATACGCCACGCATTGCGCCACGTTCTTGTTTGCGGTAACTGTTCCTTGCGGCATATTACCATAGTCGGGCGGTTGCCCTCATTCCAAGTCTCGACCACATGCTGTGGGCAGTCTTTCATTATGAGATATTCAATTGCTTCTTCTTCAGTCATTGCTTCAACAGGCTCTGTCTGATGCAGCAAGTAACCTCTTGTATGCTTCTTGAAGTCAGGTTGCGCTTCGTCCTTTGCCAGTTCGTGATACACCCACACAGGCGGCAAGATACCGCCCTGCAATGCACACGCCATCCAGTTAGGGTCAGGTACAAGTATCTTTGCACATTCGTCTATGCTGTCCTCATACACTACACGATAGTCTGACTGCACACCGTCTAGGTTTTCTTTAGCCCAGCATAGTCTGTCAAATAGGTGTGTGCCTTTGAAATCTGGCGTTTGTATTATGCTAAGTCTCCGAACATTGTGGAAAAACTATTTAAATCAGTATTAGTTCTGTTAAAGCTGGCACTCACATAATAAGTTTCAAAGTCATACCCACCTGTGAATTTGCGTGTCCTAGTTAAATCGTGTGCGAGAATTAAAGTAGAATTTCCACCATCTTCTATACCCATAGCAATAGAATATTTATTATTACTAAATGATGACGTTAAATTGATTCCACCATCTCCTGTATTATCATCATCTAATGAAGAGACATTCAGACTGTCATTTATACTTGCTTGCCCAGCAGGTATGTCAATCCAAGCCTTCGCCAAACCTTGAACAATATTTGTGGTTGTAGCACCGCCCTCACTTGGAATTGTCGAGGAAGCAGTCAAACTTGCGGCTGGCAAATTTGTCAGCCCAGAGCCATCCCCAGTTACCGCTGTGGCTGCTAATGTGCCTGTCACAGATACGCCAGTGGTTGTGGTGGAGAGTTTAACTGCGTTGTCGTAGTAAAGATTGACTGCGCCATTTGTTATGAATGTAGCTTTATTTTCAGTCAGAGAACTGCTTGTAATAAGCACATCACTGTCGCCGCCTATATATAAATTGCCAGCACCATTATCTCTTACAATACTTAAAGAACCGTTGTGAACAATCTCCAAGTCAGACCCAGCACCAAAGGTGGCCTTGTCGTTGTCGCCAAAGGTAATGTAGTTACCATTGGTGTCTAGGTTTCCACCCAATTGAGGAGTGGTATCACCAACAACATCTGAAGCCGGCATATTGGTAAAGTTATTTGCGTCAAGATAGTAAGTGCCTTGCTGACCATCTAGCAAATCAGCGTCTAAACCACTAGCTGCTCCATCAACTGTTTTAACAGCGGTAAGCAGTTCGCTTGCAGTTTGATCGGCTGTAGCACCAGCCTCAATGCCATCCAGCTTAGTTCCGTCTACAGATACGTCACGCCCATCAACAGTCTCAGACCCAGAGAATGTAAGGTTGCCTGTTAGCTGCCCACCAGACAACGGCAAAAAGCCAGAACCAGCAGTTACCCCAGATTCCCAAGCAGTTCCATTATAAACCTTCAAAGTGTCAGACGTTGTGTTGAAGAACAAATCGCCTTCATCTAGGCCTGTTGTTGGGTCTGTTGCACCGCTGCGATACACTTCTGCAAAAGATGTAACGCCGGAAACATTTGCAGCAACGGTTTGAATAGCGTTAGTTGCTGTTGTTCCATCTTCAATATCAGCCAGTGTCGCAATGTCAGTAGCGCGGTCGGCAAGCGTATCCATATCTGTAACAATTGCAGCAGTGCCAAGCGTATTCATGTCAGCAACAGCGTCAGCCGTACCAAGCAATCCTACCTCTGTAGCAACGCCAGAAACATTGCTTAAATGCGTTGTGTTGATCCCAGCTACGGTTGTTATGTCACTGTCAATTCCAGCGACAGTTGTTACGTCACTTTCAATTCCAGCAACAGTGTTAATATTTGTTTGATTAGAAACCGTAGGTGTTAACTGTAGCCAACTTGTCGTGGCTAAGTTGTAAACCTTCATCACATCGTTGGTTGTGTCGAAATATAACGCACCGTCAGCAAGCGCATTTCCATCATTGTCCAGTGTTGGGTCAGACGCTTTGGCTCCAAGCATCGCATCATCGAACAAATCCAACGCTGCTTCTGCGCCTGTTTGTGCAGCTTCTGCGGCTGTTTGTGCAATTTGTGCGTTTACTCTTGCTGTTGTAGCAAGGCCAGCTTGTGTTACTGCATTTTGAGCTTGAACAAGAGTAACTTGGTAATAATGCAGCGCAGAATATCCTGTGCTGCCATCGCTCAAAGTGTATTGAACTTCAAAAGCAGTATTAACTATTTTATCTGCATCATCCGCCTCTGTTGCTGCGTTAGTTGCGCTTGTTGCTGCGTTAGTTGCGCTTGTTGCCGCGTTTGTTGCAGACGTAGTTGCAGATGCAGCATCCACCAGCAAATCCCATTTTGCACTGTCTGTGTTCGTGGTTAACGGCTCAGAGCCAGAAGATGTGTGCGCTGTGTTAGCAATAAAAATATTGTTTGTGCTTGTGTCTTTAACAATATCCCTGACATCGTATGAAGTGCTTGCAGCCCAATCGCCTTTAAAATCACCAATTTCTGTAACGGCCTCTGGATTACCAGTAGTTAAATTAAACTGAAGCAACTTGCCCGCCCGGTCAGCTTTAGCTGGCAAAGTCATATCCAGTGTGCCGCCGTCAGCCACTAGCGCTGGGTCATACACTGGCGCTCTCATTGAGCGTTGACCCTCTTCAGCAAGTTGCTGATCAAAAATTGTCAGCGCATCAAGCTGCTCATTCAAGCTAGACGCAAGCAAATCACCGGCAGTCACAAAGTCTGTGACGCGCTCAATGTCACGCGCCCCAATAATGATGATTGTGTCTGATGCAGTTGGTGTTGATGGCACACCAGAACCAGTCACAATTGTAACTGAGCCGGTGCCGTTGGCATTTACCACAACCGTGTAATCAGTTGTTAGTGTTAGCAGCGTCGTGTTGAAATAAACAGCCACGTCGTTTTGGTCGAGTACCTCAAACGAAAACGCATACGGCCCCAGCCCGGCTGACCCGGTAAACACGACACGGCGTGTAACTGCATTGATGTTATAGTCTGCCATTTAATGCCTCACATTCTGCTGTGAATAATACACTATTTACTGTTTTTCCGCTACCCGCTCTCGCAGTTCTGGATATTGATCCATTAAGATCTTCCGAGCCACACTAGAATACTTGCTGTAAATTGCTTTCATTGCATCCAGCTTGTCTTCTTTGGTAGGCAATTGATCATATATTGATGAATACAACAGATCTGTCAGCGCGTCTTTTAGCATAGGCTTGGTGGGGTCTGGTTGGTTCAATGCGTAAATCAATGAATTGTACTGCTCGTTATTAAGGATCACGCCGCTGATGCGCTTGCTTGGCATTGACAAGCCATCGCCAAGCTCCATCATTTCGCGATCTAGCCCCTCATACTTTGCGTCCATAATGCGAACAGGTGACCACATTTCCCAGCCAGCCCCGGTGCCTTGTGTGCGAACCTCGCCCCATAAATTTAGGGATGGCGGCAAATCAGCGCTAAACATTGGATGCCGAGCTTTGGCTTTTTGGATGGCTGTGTAAAAGCCCCTAGACGCAGGGTTAAGCAATGTCGGATCGTCACCAAAAAATCCTTCGCCGGGCAGCAGTGTACTTGACGCCGTTGGATCCATAACGCGCTCAATGCCAGCGCCCAAGGATGATACGGTCGGGATGATTTGCAACGCGGCTGTCGTGGCTCTTTCAGCAAAAAACGACTGTGCCTCTTCGTAAGCTAGCTTAGGATCAGCGTTATTTAAGATCCGGGCGAGATCTGACACACCATCTAAGAATGGCTGCTGCATTGCGTAGTTATATAAACCAAGCGCACCGGCTGTTGTTAGGTTTTCTAAAACGCCGTTATCATCCTCATACTGAGCATAATACGAATAGTCAGCAGACATAGCCAACAAGCCCGACAGCGGATCGAGGCGCGAGTAAGTTACGCCGCGATATGTGCCGTCGTCCATTTTAAAGTTGACAGTGTGCGGCTTGAGGCCAAGGCGCTCCATAGCCTGACGCGCTTGCGGGTCTGTTGGCCCAGCCCCCATAATAATTATGTTGTTGTCAGGCGTGTGCAGCCCGCCGCCCATCCACGCAAAGCCAACCATTAGAGCAGACCCAGTCATAATCTTTGCTAGTGCCGTATCAGCTTCACGGCCACCAGCAAGTAATGACCTGCGGATATCGGGGTATAAAAGCGCTAAGGGTGATCTTTCTGCAACGGCGTTCATAACATTGACCGGCGTTTTAAAGAACGGCGCACCAAACAATTTAACAGCGGGATGCGACATAAAGCCCTGCATCTCACCAGCAAAGCCGCCCAAATCGCCTTGGAACGTCAATACCTTTGCAGCTTCACGCGCTGTTTCCATTGCTTTTTGGTCTGGGTTTTCAAGCGCTCTAACATACTCAGCAGCAGCCAAGTCTGACGCCTCGGATTTAGGTGTGCCGCCTTCCACCAGCCGGTCGTAAAAATCATACTGGCGCTGGCGGGCTTGTTGCTTGATTGACGTGCGGTAGGCGAAAGCCTTAAAAAACTCATCTTCTGCCAGCATCGCCCGGCCAGACATTCGCACATAGGTGCCGACAGTATTTAACGCCCCGGCTGCAACATTGCCATCTTTGATCTGCTTGTAAATCTCAACAATATCACCAGTGTCGCCAATAGCGCGTCTGTTTCTAACATCAATTTTACTGGCAAGATCACTAGCCTCTTCTTTTACAAAAGCCTTACCCGACACAACAAGCGCGTCAATAAAACTGGTGCCAATTGTTTCAAGCCTAATTAAGCCATCACGCGCATAGGCTCTGTCTTTTGGATTAACGCCGCCGGGTCTAATTCTGTTGACGCCAGTGTTACCGATAGCGCCAGCCACCATTTCCTCTAAGCTCTTGGTAAGCATAAAGACCGAGTTGCCAGCGACGTTTACAGAGTGGGTGACTGGATTTGACAAGATTGAGTTGATAAAGACCTCAGTCAAAACATCACCGCCACGTTGCATAATGCCTCTAACTAGCTTTGTTTTTGCGGCTGGGTTTGGCAGTGACAAATACAAGCTGCCAAGATGCTCAATATTAACGCCTTCGTTTTCTAATATGTTTAGCAGCTCATCAGCGCGGCGCAAATCAATGCCCACTGTTTGCGCTTGCTGCATTGCCCGCATCAATCTGGCGCTTTCACTAACAGCGCCTGATAGGTTTGAGTACAACGCAAATTCCATTGTGAGGTACTGGGCGGCATCAGCAAATAATTTTCGACGCATCTCTGGATCAGTTGCATCAGCAGCAAACTCAAAAGCCTCTTGTGTTTTGCGCGTTAGATCTCGCGCCAATATCAAACCGGCCAGAACGTCCTCAGCCACATCGCCCCTGCCGGGCTGACGTGTGAGCCATTTCTTTAGCACCTGATCCGCGCCTTGCTGCTCTGCCAGTTCTAGCATTGAGTTATAATTAATCGTGCCGCGCCGGGCGCGTTCAAACAAATCTTTGTTTAGCTCTTTGATGTTCGCCATATAACCGGCGAGATCAAAGTCACCCGACGCATTCATGATTGCCGGAAGGTTCAACCCCTTTTCAAAAGTGATATCCAGCACACCTTCAAGCGCGTCAATGTCCTCTTGGTTGGCTTGGCGTATGACTGTGCTGCCGCCAATGACCTGCACATCTTTTTCTGGGATCTTGGCGGTAACCCTCTTTTCGGCCTCAGCGGTTTTGCGCTTAACAAAGCCAACCGCGCCGGTAACTGCATCGTCAAGTAAGCTGGCAACTTGCACCGGCTCATCCGGCAACGACACTGGGTTGTTAAGCTGCACAACCTCTTCTGGCGTGACAGGCGCTAAGTCCTCTTGCTCAGTCGTGACCTCATCAGACGCACCAAATGAAATCTCTTCCATTTGTTGAGCCTTAGACATTTCATCCATTTCTTCGCTGAGATCACGCGCCATAGCTATTCTCCGATCCCCAGAGCGCGTAGGCTCACTGGGTCTAGCGTTGTAAGTTCTGATGCGCCTCTTTGAAGGCTGGCCCCCATACCTCTTCCACCATCTCCAACGCCCCCTCGATTTCCTCCGGCGTCACCTGATCCGCTTGGCCGTTGTTGTCCAGCAACACCTGATCCAATGCGTGGTTCAATATCCCCACCTCCGGTTTGGACATATTCAAAACCCGATCCCCTAAGACGGTCTGCACCTTCTGAGATAAACGTATCTGTTGCTGTTGATCTAACATTTTCATCACCTTTCCATTTCATAATAACAAGGTCTGGCTTTCCCTTTGTTTCGTCCCACCCGGACGCCTTCCATTGCCTTGTAATTCTCTTGTATTTTTCTTCACTGCCGCCAAATGCCGGGTCACGCAGATAGCTTTCGTTATACGGTATTCTTTCAACCTCTACAAACCCAAATTGAGAATAATATTTTGGTAAAAACCCTTTAGGATATTTTGCTGATGGCACGGCATAGGCATCAAGAACGGTTGCGCCCTCTTGAAGCGCTTTTAAAATGGACGCTGACCCAATGCCTTTGCCAACAGATCCGGCCTCATTATTCATAACCCCAACAATAGAGGTTTCATTTGGCGTCAATTCTGGGCTTGTTGCCCCATACATTTCTGCATAGTTTGTATTTTTATTTAAGCCAAAATAAACTTTTCCAGCGTCCTTACCCTGACTGCCAAGCGCATAAAACACCAACTCACCTGTCTTTGCTTTTTTTGCCAATTCAGATTTTGTGTATGTTGACAAGGTTGCAGATAATGCGTTTTCTTGTGTTGCTTTGATTATTTCAGCGCCACCCATACCCAATGGGTTCCTGTTCTTTGCAGGCCCAACAGGATTGGCAGTTGATCTCCAGTTACCTTGAACAACATCTTGAACTAGTTTTGCTTGTCTAGCGCTTTTTATAAAACCCGGCTCTGCGGTTGGTATTTTAGCCAACCTTTCTGGCGTTAACTCCGCTGTTGGCAAAGCCATAGTTAAGGCTCTATAAGCGCTTGCTGGGGTGCTACCAGTTGCCATTTTCCCCGAAAGATACTCATCAAATATATCATCAACCCGCACACCATAAGGTATTTGCGCCACAGGCTCGCCAAACAACCCTATGGGATAGGATGGGTGGGGTACGCCACCTTCAACAGCCCTAACATCAACCGGGGATTTTTTGTCCATTTTAATTAAAACAGACCCCTGACCGATAGGATAACCAGCCTCAGTTGGGTTTATTGTTTCGTTAATTATTCTGCTAACCGGGGGTGCGCCCAGTTCTCTCATTCCCGGCGCGTCAAGGGCGTCAGCAATAGCCGCTCTTGTTTCAAAAGATTGGCTCTCTAACCAAGGTAACGCCTCATCAGAGAAAATGTCAGGCATACCAGAAAATTTTGCGCTTAATGATTGAGATATGGCAGATTGATTTTCTGGTGATATGTAACCCTCATCCGCATATGACCTCATTTGCCTATGCAAGATATTGGCAAAATCAATATTAGATCTGTGCGCCCTTGGTGACATTGTAGAAACCAGCATATAATCAGCGCCACTATTTGCTATGCGATTTGCTATCTTTGGGTCTAATGACGCAAACCCAAGGCCTTGCTTCCTAGACGTTTCCAATGTCCCATAACCAGACCCGCCCTTTAATGGCCTTGGCTCAATTGGAGCTTCCGACAGGCCTTCATATGCGCGACCAAAATCCAACATATCGGCTGGAACAAATACAACTTTTTTACCAGCTATATTTTCTATTGGAAAATCATTTGACCCAACACGCGGCAAGGTAACAGACACCTTGGTTAATTCCTCAATTGACTGACCACCTTTACCCATCAGCTTCTGAGCGCCTACAATAGCTTCATCAACTATCTGGGTAGGGTCTACATTCATACCAAGCGTGACGCCCTTCTGCGCCTCTTCTAGGCGGGCTGGTGCGCCTGCTGCATAATCAGCAACAGCACCAGCCGTGGCCTTAGCAGCTTGCGGCGCGACAAGCCCCATCGAGGCAAACTCGCCAGTTAGATATCCCTGCTTTAAACCTTGCTTGAACTCTGGGCTAATATCCAAGCCCTCAACAAATCCATCAAACAATTCACCGGCTTTTTCAGAACCAAGTGTGCCGGATATGGCGCTCCATCCTTTTTGGAACTCATCCCATCCCTGACCCTTTTCCGCCAAAGCTGCTTTTAAGCCGCCGAGACCCAAAGCAAAAAGATCTGGCACCCCTGTTGCTACAGCGGCAGGAACGCCTACAAAAGAGCCAAGCATAGTGCCGCTAACCTCAGCCTCAGTAACTGGTGCGCCAGCTTGCTCAGACAGCGGGTATATGCCGCGATAATCGCCGGGGCCAGCCGCCTGCACTTTCTCCATAGACATAGCTCGGTCATAAACGCGCCGCATACGGTAGCTGCCAGCGTCATCGCGAACAGTCTCAATTGACCCGCCGCTTTCAGCCGCAATGATAGTGTTCATCATTTCTTGTGCTATATCGGTCATTGTTCAAGTGCCGCCCGGTTGCGTTTCACGACAGTAATTGCGTCTAATAGTTTGTTGTGGCTTTCTTGGTGATTTGTATTGTTTTCTAGAATACTGGATGATTTTAATGCAATTTCATCAAGCGCATCATCTGTGTCCATCTTTGCAAGACCCATACGCAATTGTTTATTTTTAATGTTTTTGATTACGTTTAGCGCCGCCGATATCTCATCTTGCAAACGCTTTTTCACATTGCCGCGCTGAATGAATTTATCAGCCCAGTCAATCCGATCTAGATTTGGGGTTTGTGTAATGGCTGCGTCTAACTCAACTATGCCATCCATCACAAGCCTAGCGGCCTCACTTCTTTCACTCCCCGGATCAAGCGTTAACATACCAACATCAGGGATGCCAAACGCGCCTTTAATCTTGTTGATAGCCTGCGTTCTAAATGTATCTCTGTTAGACTTTATTACAGTCAGATATTTTCTAGCGCTATCTAGCGTAATTTTTCTATTTGCCCTCGCGTCTAAAACATCTTCAACGGTCAGAAACTTGTCCATACCCTTTTGGTCTAACATTAGAATTGTATCTGGATCATCATTGCCGCCCTTAACAAAATACGCATCATTAAACTTTGATGCTTTATCTGGGTCTATATCACGCAACGCAATTATCTTTGCCCGGACAACCTCATCATCAGCGTCGCCATCAATTAAAAATCCAGTAAGCTCAACTTCTAAATCTCTTGCAGCGGCCTTTCTTTGGCGTTCATCTCTTGCATCTTGCTGTGCCTCTCTTGCATATACATCATTGATTGCAGTGTTTGATCTTTTAAAGGCTTCAAGGCGCTCCTCTGAGTTAAGAGACAGAGCAATGTTTGCGATCCCATTATCTGTGATTTTCATCTTGCCGGTGTTTAATGTATCTAATATTTCTTGGCTGTTTTTTAGCGGGTCACGCAAAACATATTCGCCTATGGCGTTTATTTTGGCGTCGCTAACAGCCTTATCAAAGTTCTCCATTGAGGTTACTAAAAACGCTGGATCTTCAATCTCATCAGCAAACTTAGCTAGTTTCGATTTTTCACTAAAAATAATCCCAGCCATTTCATCTGGGCTTTTTGCTGCGCGGTTAATAACCATCTGGCCTATGTCAGTAATAATTTGGTCAGCGCCCTTTTTGGCAAGGTAATCAGCTTGCTCTTCGGCTTTCGTAGCCATCATTTTAACGTGAGTTGTATAGGCGGTGTTGCCGATAGTTGACAGGCCAAGGCGCAATTTAGCGCCGGTCGCCGGATCAACATCAGTCATCGCGCCACTAAAGCCGTTAATAACGCCGTCAATCTGACTTTGGAGTTTAACAACATTTGTAAAGTTTACATGACCCTCAACTGCTATTTGCTTGATTGCATCACGCGCTGCTATCTCAAGGTTAGCCGCAACAGTGTTTAGCGCCGCCTGCCGCTCTGCTCTGCCGCGCACGGTTTCGGTGCTGCCGGGGATTAGCGCTTTTCTAGCCTCAGCATCCTCAGCCTTAATGAGATCAACAACGCTTGGCGCGTTGGCAGCGCCAAACTCAGCGCCCTCGATCTTTGCTTGTGTCTCATACTGCTGAAAAGCAAAACGCGACATTTGATCCAAAGATTGTGCAATTGTGTTCGCCACTCTAGCTTGCGCGGTTCCAGTGGCAACAAAGTTAACGCCGGGAAGCGACGCGATGCCAATGCCAAGCGGCCTATATTCTAGTGACCTAGCCATTAAGCAATACTCGTTTTCATCATTAACCCAGACCCAAACGTGCCAACACCGGCAGCAAAGCCAGCTTGTCTGGCGGCGCTGGCTTGCAACATATATTGATCAGCCTGCATATAACCGCCACGCAAAGCGATAATCTCATTATTCTTAACGGTGTATAATTCCTTAACGCCCTTTGCCCGCGCTGCTTTCTTTAGGTTGTCCACATTGCCAAGCCCAATACCACCATAAGCGTTGATGGTCGCTGCTGTGGCTATCATGTTATCCATTACCGCAACAGCCTGCTGCTTTTGCTTTAATGCCTCTTGTTGGGCTTCTAACCGCGTGTAACCGGCTTGCGCTTGTAAAGCAGCAGACTGCGTCTGCCCGGCTCTGTACTGCATAAATGCGCTGGCACCAGCAAGCGCTAATCCTAAACCACCACCACTCATTGCCCTGCACTCACTTTGTAATCAATGCCAAGCAGCGTCATTTTTAACGGCACCTCTTGACCAATTGTGATTTGACCATCGTATGTATAACCTAACATAGAATGTAGCGTTTTGATACCAGTGTACTCAGGAACAGCCCCACCAAGAACGCCGGAACCAAATCGCCTAAAAGGAACCAGTTTGCCGTCGATGGTCAGCGATTGTGTTTCAAATAATTCTGCATTTACCTCAAAAATGCGCTTCTTAAACCCCTTCAAAGACCCGCTAGACAAGCGAGGCTCAACCGGCAATGTCTTTACCTCTGGCGTAAAGTTGATGCCAACTTGATGGCTTGTTGTTGCCGCCGTTCCAAACGTCACCGTAAAAGGCGTGGCGGGTACAACCTGATCCGGCTCAATAACGCCGTCGCGAATAATTTTTACGGTTTCGCCTTCAAGGTGATCCATAGTCACGCTGGATGCGGCACCGCCAGTTTTAGAGCAATCAAGTAATGCGTCAGCGTCAAACAGTTCGACATAATAAACATCACTGCTATTTATTGTGCGCTTGACTACAGTATAAATGTCATCAACATCGACGCCAATATTTAAGAACTCGCCATCGGTTGTCCACTCAGATGGCGCAATAACATTCTGGCTCCGCAACAACGTGTAGCAAGCAATGCTGCCGTCGTCATCATTCACAATTAACAGGCGGTCACCTTCATCAGTGCCTGTTGCCTTACGCACAGCCATCTCGCCCGGCGTCTTTAACAGATGCGACGACAGCAACGATATTTTGGCTGACGTGTAGGCTTGCACGGTGTCGCTATAAATAAATTCTTGCAGCGCTTTTCCTTGGCGCTGAATAAACAGCGTTGAGCCATCGACGTTTTGCAGCCTGATACCCGGCTTCATACCAAAGGCTGTTTGCTGCTTTACAATCATATTTGTTGGCGTAATAGGTTCATCCAGCGCTTGTGGCACATAAAACTCAGCGCCAGTTGTAAACACTTGCAAATGGCGTCCAGAGTAAATATCGACAATAGCATTGAAGGTGCCGGTATCTAGTGTCGCCTCAACGCCCGCATCATCAAGCGCTTCACCGGGGTCAAAGTTAAAAAAGTCAGATACGCGGCTACCCCACAATGTTGATGGGCGACCTTTGCTACCGCCAAAATACAAACGGCCTTCGTGAAATGTCACACTGCGCGGCCAGCCCCGCGTGGCTGACCAAACCTCTTCGTAACCGTGTTCGCTATTCCATTTGCCTTGAGTAATCCCGGTTGTATCAAAAAAGGGTATTTCAACGTAGGCTTTCATTTCTGTATCGCTGACATACTCAACATAACGCGCACGACCAAAACCGCTATCAACTGCGGCATATTCGCCTTCAGCCGCTGTGCTAAATGCAGTCACTTTATACTGAGATGTGCCATCAGGCGCTGTATCCCACGCCGGGTAAACTGTAAGCAGTTTAGTTGACGCGACATAGTCTTCAACGTGGCGCTTTTGCCCTGACCCAGTGCCAGCCGTAATTTCGATAAACATACCATTAGGCTCATCGTCTAGCGTGTAGTTAGATGCAGCCTTTAGCGTTATAGTATTAGCCCCACCGCCCTGAGCCGTGCCGGTGTCGGTTGTTACTGCGCTAGCTGTGATCGTAATGTTCCCAACCGTGCTGGATGGTGTGATCGTAAACTGCGGGCTGTGAACATCAAACTCAAACGCATATTTTGGGATGTGATCAAAATCAATCGTGCTAGCTGTCCAATCTGCGTCTGTAGCGCCGCGCACAATTTTTATCGGCTCAAGATCCTCATGCACGACAATCACGGTGTCAGCGGATTGAACCCAATTCATTTCTGGTAATATAGCTGATGTTACCGCAGCCACTGTTAAGAAATCATTACCGCCGCCATTAATGGCTGTGATCTGTGCGCCATCCTTAAAGACATACATTTTGCCGGGGGTGAACACCAGCATATAGCTATCAGATACACTAAACTCAAACGGCACCATACGAACTGCGGTGCCTGCGCCGCTGTCCAACTCGGCAATAAACTTAGTGCCGTCACGGCGTTTTGCCCCGCCTTGCGGCTGAATGCTAACATTACGCGCAGTGGTCAGGCCAGAGCTATACTGGTCAATATCAGTCCTAGCGCGTAGCTTTGGGTCTAGCTCGCCGCTGGTAAAATCGTTTTGGATCTGAATAATCCGGCTCATGCTAGAACCTTATATCGGAAATAGGGAACTCTTGTATTGTCTGAGCCGGGCGGTCAGCGCCGTCAATGTTAATAGCAACACGCAACAGCCCGCCACGCATATTTTCTGATGGCGCACCGTATGCCTTTTGGTGGTAATAATCCCCTTTAGTAAGCTGGTCGGTTACCGGCTCGGCAAAGTCAGCCGCTAGCGCTGTCTTTAACAAGCGCACAAAGTAAGGTGGGAAGACGGCCTCTGTTGGTCGAAACTGGTAATCAATCCAAACCTCTTCGTAATTTGTGTAAAGGCCAAGATTGTAGATCTCAAAATCTCGCACTGGCAGCGCTCCAACAGCGCCAACATTAAATACAGCTTTTGGGTTGCCAAGGATATCGCCCGGCAGCGCATAGGTATATTTCCACTCATTGATAGGGGTGCTAGCCAAGCGGGCTAACTTAACTTTTTTAACAGACCAACTAAATGGGTACTGCATTAAGATAGTATCGCGGATATCGTCATAAAGACGATCAGCCACTTGCGCTTCATCGGTGCCGGTGGCAAACGATGAAAGCGGGGCAGCGCCCAGCATGATCAGAGCCTCGGAACATATAGATAGTTTGGTATCGCCCTGCGCCATTACGCCACTCCAAAATAGGGAAATGGGGCGGCTTGCGCCGCCCCACTATTGTTAGTCAGCGTCAGCGACTGATACAGCCGTGCCGTCTGATACGTCAACAACACCAGATGCGTTTGACAGAACAACAACGATTGACATTGTTGGTGTCGCGCTGTCGTGAACAAAGATGATATCGCCGACTGCCAGTGTGTCTGACAGGTCATTGAAATAACCTTCTGTGTTCACGTCAGCAATTGCGTCTGCTGATGTGTAAGTGTACATGCTAGGTGCATTGCCAGATTTAGCTGCACCAATAACATTCCAACCTGCTGAAGAGAAAGCCATTTTCTACACTCCTTTCTATTCAGTGCAAGAGATTTTAACAATGCCCTCGTCATCGATGGCAACCGCGCCAGCGCTGAACATTGAAGAAACTAAGAAGCTAGTTTTTTCGGCAATGTAATTAATTTCACTTTTTTGGTTCATGCCGATACCCATACCCATTGCATCCTTATGGAATGCAAAGCATGTGCGGGTTGATGGCAGTGGCAAGCCACCTTCATCGCGGTCACCAAGAGTTACGAACTTGAAGCCCATAAAGGTGTCAACCTCACCAGAAACCAGAGCCTTTACTGTCGCAAAGTCTGAGCTTGTGATTTCGGTTTCGCCCAACATGCCAGCCAAGTTATTAGCGTGGATGATCATGCAACGGCCTTCAGATGGTACATTGTTCGCATCGAGCAGCTTCTTTGCTTCAATCAGCTTTTCGATGTTCATGTTTGTACCAGCGCCGCCAACAGTAGTCGCAACGGTCAGTGATGTTGATGATGCGTTGAGGGCATCAAGAACAAGCTGATCCATACGACGGCCAATGGCGTTACCAACTACCTGCACCAACTCACGGCGCTCGTCAAAGTTGACTTTTTGCTGTGAGAAGATATCGCTGTATTCAGCAGCGATGTAGTCAGACATTGTTGCTGTAACCTGCGAATAGGTTACGTTAAGAGGGGTCACATCAGTTTGCGGAACGCGAACTGTTGCGGTGCCTTTTCCGATCTTTGGAAACTTCACCTGATTGCCTTCGACATTTGCCCGCTCGCGGGTTAAGCCTGCCAGTGCGCGTGACGACTGGTATGCCTGCTTAACCTCGGCATCGAACAACTGTACAAAAGCATTGGAAATGCCAACTGCCATTTTCCTATTCCTTTGTAAAAGTTAAAACACGATTTGACGCCTAGCAGGTATCCTTCCGGGCTGCGGCTTGAGCATATACGCTACGCCCCCAAGCGTTTGCGACAGGTCGAAAGCCGATTGTCTGTCAAGGGTGATTTTATAGAAAAACGCGGCAATTGTAAACAACTGCCGCGCTTGCATTAAATGGCACTATATTCTTGCTTGCCATAGACGTTTTCAAACATCTTTTCGACCTTCGCCCGGTAGGCTGGGTCACTTTGATATTCGGGCTTGCCAACCATTGCCATTAGCTCTTCTTTAGATGGCGCGTCGGTCATTGGCGACACGTCAATTGGCACTGGTTTATCGCCATAATATGAGCGGATCTTTTGCAAAGCGCGTAAGCCCTGCGCGGTGCCACCCATAATTTTAAACTCTTCAAAATCAGCATCAGACCAAACGCCTTTGCGAACTAGGCTAGACGCCCAGTCAGTCATTGACTTGATTGCAACGTCAGCATTTGGGCCGAGCTTTTCGTATTCCTCTTTGTATGAGATCTCGGCTTGCTGACTTTCGCCCTGAGCCATTTCGATAAATGTGCCAGCTAGCTGTTCAAACGCTGCCTGACTAACACCATTTTCTTTTGCCCAGTCTTTGTAAACGCTATAAAGCGGGTCATCGTCACCAATGCCAGCCTCTTCAAAGATTGTTGTGTCGTACTTGTCAGGGGCTTTGTGCTTGCCCTGACTAAACTTCTTTTGCAGTTCGTTGTAAGACTTGACAAGGTTTTCTAGATCCGGGCCATCGTCTTCGTTCCAAAACTTTTCTGGATACCACTCTGGCTTTTCAAGCTCTATTTCTTCACCTTCTTTTGCAACGGTTACGCTATCAACTGACGGCTCGTTGTCTGTTAGCTGGTGTGGGATTGTTGTCTCTTCAGCCTGCTGCTGGTTATCGTCGCCCTCGACTTGGGCTTCGGCCAACAGTCCATCTGTATCATTCATAGTGATCTCGCTCTTTTCATGCGCCGCTCAATTTCCCTGACCAGACTATTCTGGCCTTCGCGAGCATAACCGTGACTGGCGTCCTCACCGGGATACCAGCTAGGCTGCTCAATCGTCAGCGACCTTAGATGGGTGAGCAGCTTTGCCCCATCATCGCTGGCGAACACGCGCAGATAAAGACGATCAATGTCATCCTTATCTACTTGCTGTTTTTCTGCTATTTCGGGGTCTACGGTTTGCAACCCCTCCCAACCGTCCGGGTTCATTAGACCATCCCTTCTGGTGGTGCCTCGCCTTCAACTGGCGCACCACCCTCTGCTTGCGCTTGAGCCTGCATCATTTGCGCGGCCTGTTGCATCATCTCCTGACGTTCTTGCGGCGTCGTGCGTAGTTCCGCTGGCACCCCTAGTTTATCAGCAACATAATCTGCAATGCTGCCTGTCTTGACAGCCATTTGGCCTTCTGGGCCAAGGGCTGACGACATTTGCACCCACTGCATAATTTTCTCAATATCACCCATATTTTGCGCTTGTGCAATCGGGCTGACCGGCGTCACTTTAACCTCTAGGCCATTGACGCGCAGTGGCATCTCAATCAAACCGCGCTCATCCATTACATAAAGGATGCGGGCAACCAGCGGCACCATAGTCTCGGTGATCAAGCGGCCAAAAGCGGAGCCAAGGTTCTGCGCCAGTTCTTTCATGCGCTCGGCAATCTCTGTCGCAGACCGGGCTGACATATTGTCGGGCGGCAGTGTGTCATCAAGCAAGATCTTTTTGACGTTCATGCGTAGGTCATTGATCACGATCTGCGACACGTTGAAATCACCAGAGCGTGGCATCTGTCGCAAGCTCTCGCCTTGCGGGCCACCGTTACGCGCAACCGGGATAATAGCGCCCGGCTGGATGCGGATGTTTTGCGGGTTCAATACGCCATCATCAGCCGCAGTGTAAACACCCGCAATTGACAAGCTGGCATTCTTTAACAGCAACTCCAGTGTCTTGTTTAGCGTTTTAATGTCAGGGATAGCTGTGACCAGCGGCCCACGACCGTAAACCTCGCCCGCAACTTTCATATACCGCGCAACGATCCAAGGCGATGATTTCATGCGGCGCATAAGCAGACCGGCTTTGCCCTCAGCCCAAATGACGTGATAACAGAAATCGCCTTTGTCTGGGTCATACAGCGTAGCCTCAACAAGTTCGATTTCTTGCGTAGGCTTGTCGTCAATCATGCGCTGCAAGCGCTCTGGGATTTCGGCGTCTTGCCAATGCTGCTTGATGGCCTCGCCTTTTAAGCGCATCCGGCGGTAAACATTATCGACCTTGCCGTGTGCGCCCTCTTCGATGCTGACCAGATATTGCGGCACAGCAGTAAAGCGAATTGGCGTCATGTCGTCACCGGGCTGTACTAGCATGACGGCAGTGCCAACAGCTAGATCAAGCAAAAATTCGCCCATAGCCAAATCAAAGTTAGACTGGCGCAGCAGGCTAAACATAATATCGCTGTACATATCCAGCGCAGTTTGTGCCTCTAAGCGACGCTCTTCTGGGATTTCTGGCCCCGGCTCTAACCGGCACCACGGTGCGTAGGGTGGAAACAGGCCAGACTGGATGCGGTTGGCAAAGCGCTGCGTTGCATTGATAGCTGTACTATCAAACACGCGCACCATTTTGTTTTGCCCCGGAGAGCCGCCGCCCTCGTAATAGCCATCATAAAGATTGCGCTGCGGCAAGCCAAACTCATAGCAATCTTCATAGATCTGCCGCCAGTTATCTTTGCGGCGCTGCGCCACATCGTGACGCTTTAGGATATCTTCAACACTATGCACTGGCTTGGTTCCTTTTGCTTATGGCTGCCGCTTTTTTCTTGGCGTCTGCTTTTGAGCTAGCGCCCCAAGCGCGTAGCGATAACAGCAGACGTGTGGGTTCGCCGTCCTTATATTCTGGCCCCGGCATACCGCCCATTCTAGCCAAGAATGATGCCCGGCGCGGATTGTCGCCAGACTTGACCGGCGCTTTTAGGTTCATGCCTTGCGCTTTGGCAGAACGACGACCGGCCTCATTTAGACCGCCTTTCGGGTTCTTACCCGCCTTGCGTGTCCAAGCTGGGCTAGCCACGCGCCGCCCTCATATTATCAATGAGGTTTGGATATGGGCGACCGGCTTTTTTAGCAGCCCGCATAGCGCTGCGTTTTTTTGCAGAACTCAACGCCTTTGGCTTGCCCAAATCTTTTGGCCGCTTTTTATCCCAAACCTGTTTGGTCATTTGCCGTAACCCTTACCTTTTTTCTTAGGCATAATTTTTCCTTTTCGCCATTTTGGTTTTCATGTTGGCCTCAGTTACCCGGCCACCAGTCTGCCGAGCGTACTCTTTAGCCGCATTCATGCCAGCCTTGCTGTAAGCAAAGTGCCGGGTCTTTCCATCTTTAGAAACTACTTTTGGCATCTACGCCCCCAATGTTGAGTTGGATGATAACAAAGTTCGGTTGCCAAGCTGCCTTAGCCCAGCACTGCTGCGGCGTATACGCTCGGCCTCAATCTCTTTTGTAAGATCTGAGCGGATAACTTTTTTGCCCAGCGTCGCCTGCTCTTCCTCTTCATCTTCTGGCATTATTCTAGCGGCACTACCGGCCTCGTTCATTCTTTCTGCCCGCGCTTCAGCAGCGGGGTCACGCCCAGTCAACCTGCCAAGGCTATCATAAACGCCGCTTATTCTGCCGGTGCGTTTATCAACCACAGCTTTAGACCCAGCTTGACTAAGCACATCTTTCATGCGGTTGCCCATAAACTGAGCGGCGTAGTTTTGCGCCACCTCAAAACCAGCAAATGGCATTACAGCAGCCATAATCTTGTCAGTTGTACTCATGTTCTCAATATTTTTTTTGCCAAGCGCGATTTGCTTGTCTATCTGCTTTTGGGCTTTTGATCTTTGTCTGTTATCGACAGCGCCACGATCACTAGCACTAGCACTTTCCCTGCCGTCGCCGGGATCCCTGCCACCGCCGCCGCTGCCACTTGCGCCAGAAGGGCCACCAGCCGCCCCGCCCGCTCTCTCCGACCCAAAGCCGGAAGGTTCATTACCAAACCCCGGCGGGTATGATGGAACGCCTTTATGAAACTCACCAGTGCCACCGCGTGATTTCAAAAGCTCGGCTTCGGCTGGTGTGATATAAGCCAACAAATGCCGCTGGCCTCGGATGGTAGTTCTGCTTGGTGGGTTTCTTTTTGCCATAGCTTACACCGGCCCTAATGTTTCTGTGATGCCCTGCTCGGCGTCTTCGCGGGTTTTGGATAACAACATACGCTGACCGCCAACATACCGAGCGCGGCGTTGTGCTGCTAGCTTCATGCGCTTATCACGCGCCTCAGCCTCGACCTGTTGCTCTTGGCGCTTTTGAGCAGCTACTAACTCTGGATCTGGTTTTGATACCTTTGACCCGCCACCAAATAATCCGCTCATTTATAATACCTCGCATACATTCGATAATCAGCGCCGTCAGGGCCGTAGTTTTTTAACAGCCCCTCTGGCGTGAATTGTAACGCATCAGCCCACCTGACAGCAAGGTCATTCTGCGTATTTACGGTTAACTGCAACCGCTTCAATACCATCTCGGTAGCGATCAGGTTGAAATAGCGGTATGCACCCCTAGTAAGCGATACCGGCGCGGTAGCAACGTGGTCTGTTGTCAGCATCCAGCCCTCAGCAACCCCCGGCCATAATTTATTAACGCCAAAGCAGCAAGCGATTTTGCCCCGCAATAAAGCCGTGCAGGCAAGGCCGGTAGCACTTGCCCCCTGCAACGCCTCTTTGTAATCAGGCACAAGTTTTAAAAACTGGGCATCCATCGGCCTTAATTCTGCCATATAGGCATGACCCCAGTAAAACGGCACAATAGCAACATCACTATTACCGCACAGCGTTTCCCGCCAGTTAGAATATGTTAAAATCTGCATTCGCTGTTAGCTGATTAAACTGTTTACTAAACTGGCTATTGCGCGTAATGCTCCGCACCTCACCGGCACCAAGCATCAAATACCCAAACGCATCACCAACGTGCGAATGTTCATTTTTATTTGGCGCATCCCGGAACCGCTCATACCCGGCACCAACCGCAACGCGCTTAAAATGATAACCGCCCGACAGCGATTTGCGGGTGCGGGTGCATTTTCTGTTGACAACCAAGCCAGCCTTGCCGTCGATCATACGGTTCATCGGCATAGCGCCCGCCTCGCGCCGCACCTTAAAATCGTTTGTGCTAGTTGGCCGGGCATGAAGCCCCATCGTTTTTAAATGCTCAAATGCGGTGACCTCAAATATCTCATCGCGCTTGACACCCGCCGGGTCACCCCAAACCAAAACATCCGATTTCGGAAACATACTTTGTATGTCAGCCAGCAAGTGATGGCAAAACCGCTCAAGCCCCATATCAAAAGCAACAAGCTCATGCACGACATTCCATCTGCCGTTCTGCATTTTCTGCCCAAACACAGCCGCCGGGGTCAAACCAAAGTCAAGCCCGATATGCACCGGCCATCCCGGCTCAATCTCAGCGTCACCAGACATAACGCTGTCACTGTACTCAGGCCAGACCGGCTTGCCGTCTTGCACATAAACATACTGCGCCCCGGCGTAACACTGGATCCAGTCCAGCGTCTTACCGGCTAGCTGCTGCTCGTAGTATCCAACCGGCAGGTTATTCACGTTCTCAGCTATCGGATTATTCAGCCAATGCTTGCCAGCCGCAAACATCGCATCTTCATGCTCGGCTGTTCCCTCGACCACGCCGCCCGGCTGCTTGTAAAACTTCCAAGGATATTTTCCGCGAATAGGGTTTTTCTCGGCAAGGTTCGGCCACCAGTGGTCGCTATCCATTGGGTTGGTACTCATCCACACGCCGCGCCAAGTGCAACCGGCATTCGACTTGGTCGGGTAACGACCGACACGCGACGTTAATCCATCGACTACCGCCTTTGGCAACTCACGCGCCTCATCAATAAAGCCGCCGGTCAATTCAAGCGATAACAGCTTTCGCACGTCACGCGGCTGATCCAACGCCAAAAAGATCACCTCACAATCAAGCCCAGCCGCGCCGTCACGCGGCGGCAGCTTGATGTGATGGGTGATCGGCGGCGACCAGCGCATCGGCCCCCAAACATTCTCAGGGAATAACTCCTGCCACGTCTTGATCGTGGTCGTTCTTAACTCTGGGTAGCTGTTCCTGATAACTGCAAATCGAGTATATCTGATCCCATCTATCGGCGATGGTTCCTGTTTCACAGCCCGCAACATCACCTCTGCCAATGAAGCAAACGTCTTGCCAGAGCCTACCGGCCCCATCAATCCACGCACGAAACTGTCGTCTTGTAAAAATTGCCATACCGTTGGGCTTTGCGAAAAATCAAGGTTTAAACCCGCAAGCGCCTCAGTCGTTGGCTGCTTGCGACGCCGGGGTGATCTGTCTGTTGCTCTTGGTGATCTCGCCATTTTACGCCTCTGGGTCAAAAATAATAGTTAAATTATCGTTAAATTGGTCGCTTTCTAATTCAAGCATAGGCCCGCCGCACTCGGTGCAAACAATAGCCTCACCACTATCATAAACACGGCCTCTAGTAAGCCGGGAGCAATAGCCACACAATATATCTCGCTTAAAAAATCTAACGCTAAAATATTCCTTTAAGTCGATCACATCAGCCATCGTCGCCGTCAATCTCGACGATACGCGCCGTCGGCCCGGTAATGTTAATGCCAATCATGCTAGGCTTTTGATCGCCCGCATTCGGCTCCAGCAACCCGCGATGCTTTGCCAAAAGCCTCAGCGCCGATAGCTTGTCGTGCATCTCAACCTCAATTGTATTGCCAAACTGATTAGGCGTGACCTTAACCTTTTTCACCGCCCGGCGGGCGCGATCCGATAGCTGATCGCTGGGCGTCAACGTGACCCTGCCCATATCATCCCACTGGATAACGTCAGTCGCCTCACCGGCTCCAATCGCCTCCAACTCTTGCACCACAGCCTCGCGGCGATCAGCGTCACTCGACGCTAACGCCGCCCGCTGCTGCCTAATCGTCGGCGTTTTGTTTTCTGACATGCAGGCACTCCGATCCTGTTGCGGCATAGCCAGCCAGATCCACCCAGCTATCCTGATGATCCGGCGTCGCCGATAAACGCGCCAGCTTTACGCCAGCCATCATCATAGCCACATGCTCCGGCTGAAACTCAATGCCAACCAGCGCCGTCCAAATAATAGCAATGCGCTCGTGATTATCCCAAATACTACCATATTCTTCGCCTCGATCAGCGACAGTTTCCTTGGCGGCGTCTAATAATTCGTATCTGTTCATCCTTCAGTATCCCCTTTAACGTCAATAATTTTTAAATTACATACAGTGCAATCGAACTCACGTTTATGCACGTCATCGCGCCGCAACACAATCGCGCTGCGACAGCGCGGGCATTGCCGGTTGGTTAGCTTTCGCTCAAATGAGCCATCGCCCTCATCAATCATCGGCCTCTCCTGTTCCACCACAAGAATAGCATGAAGTCCATTGGACGCAACCATAGCCATCAGGCTCGCGGATCATGCCGTTGTCGCAGTCTGGGCAAACGGTGCGAAAATTTTGTGTGACACCCCCATCTACGCTAGGGGCAGGGCGGGGGGCAAGGGGTCGTTTTTTTGCGGGCG